TGATCAGGCTTTCGCCGTTGTAAGCGTAGCGATGGCGGGCGCCATTATTCTGAGCGAAAAACCCCACGACAGCATTTTGGTTGGGCGCGGCAAAGCCAACGGCGATACCCATCAATGTCGTGACGGCATCGTTGGGCTTACCGGAAACAATGATCGCGCATTTCGGTGCAGTACAGGCGGTGAGTGCGTAGTCCTGCGATCCGGTCGCAGCAGGTTCGTTGACCGTAAGAATATCCGCCTCTGTGATGTCGCCACCAAAAGCGACGTAATGCACTTCGATGTTGGCGGCCGGAGGGTTATCGTGCAGGAGTTGAAATCCTGTCGTGCTCATCGAATTGAGTTCGATGGAACAATCGATGGTGTTGTCTGGATTGTAGACAACGATTGCCCCATTCGTCACACCACGCATCGTCATCGCAGGGGCAGCGCCGTCCGCTAACGCGACCACACGGCAATAACGATCGGTGAGCGAACGCGCGAACCCTACCGCTCCCCGGATACTCCCTGCCGCCGAGCCGTCAGTCGTGTCTACCTGCCCAGTCGTAGAAAACATGATGGCGATGGGACCAACACTAAACGCTGACCCGAATGCCACGTCCTGGGTCTCGGTCGCGAGTTTCGTAGAATCAAGCGCAAACACTCCCCGGCGTAGTTCTACGCTCATGCTACCGCCCAAATCTTCAGCTCGTCGTCGTCCACCGTGAACGCCCCAGGCGAGTTGTTGCAGAGTCGTGAGAGTGAGAGGAAGTCGCCTAAATCTCCCGCCGGGATCATGTCCACGTCGCCCTGGTAGCACCACTGATTGAGTCCGCCAGAAGGCGTAACGCCCATAGTGGCCTGCGAGTAGTCCAGTATCTTGACGCCGTCAATCCACATGGCGATGCGGCCGTCGCGGGAGCTAGTCCCACTATATGTCTCCGTGGCTGAGGTCGTCCCCGTCAGGTTGGAATAACTCGTGCTCGTGTTCAGCTTGAGCAAGTGCGTTGCCCGATGCCAATTCCCGTCGTTGAGCGCGTCCCAGAACGGGCCGACCGGCTGTGTCGTGCGGTTGACTCCATTGTTACCGGGATTGGACCCAAGCACAGACGACCACAAAGGCCGCGCTTCCGTGCCTCTATCCAAGCCCCACTGTACACGAGCAGTATGCCCAGAGCCCCGCCAAATCTCGCACCACTTCATGCCCGCAGTTCCCGGCGTGCCGCCCGAGCTAACCCGGAACCAAAACTGCATCACCAGTGAGCCGCTGTAGCTGTCGAGGTAGCCATCACCGTAGGGGCCGTGCCATGCGGAACCGCTTACGCCCGTCCCTATCGCGCAGCGCCCGGCGAGGCCAGCACCACCACGGCCCGTGATGAGCGACTGCCCGTTAACGTTGGAGCTAGACAGCCGAAAGACAGAAAAGAAATCTCCGTAGTGCTGGTCATTGTCCCGCATGAATAAGATGTTATTGCCCTCGTCCGTGTACGCATCGAACCCGTTGGACCAGAGATAGCCCGACCCTGGATCGATTGGCTCGTCTTCGCCCGCCGCCGCATAGGTGAACCCATTGACGAGTGTATCGTTGCCGTTCGCCGTCGCGACATAGACGTTGACGAGCCCATTCGCGTGGGCGCCGAGGATGCCCTGAATAATCGTCGAGTTTATCAGGTTTGGAGTAATCGAAACACCGCCCACCGTTACCACCAGGCCGCTCGCCACAAAGTTCGTCCCGACGATCTCGACTGCATCATCTCCAGCACCACTACCCGGCGAGATACTTGTAATTGTCGGCGATGATGGGGGAGATACAATCACCGCCCCCGGTCCCCGCGACCGGAACACACCACCACGCCCACCAAATGCTGAGGGACGGAATCCCCGCACCTCGTAGTCGGGCACGAGCAGGCCCGAGGGACGACGACGGAAGCGGGTCATGCCGCCAACCCAGCTTTCAAAAGCGCGTTCGCGTGCTCATGTTTGTAGACCATCTTCCCCACGTGCCCAACCTCCTTCGACAGATCGTGGTCCACGTGCACGACACCGCCACCGCGACGGAACTTAATGCAGAAATCCACATCCTCCCCCACCCACCCGTGCTGCAAACGCCCGTACGTGTTCTCGAAGTAGGGCCGCTCCCGCACGCGCGCGAACGCCGCGCGCTGCATCAACGTGCACCCGAACCCAATCGCGTCCACCACTTCCAGCCCCGTGCTGTCCGGCCCTGTCCAACATCGTGCCCGCTCCGGCCCGTCCGCCTCGCGCCCCGTGCATTTGATCGCCACCGGAACCGGCGGTACACCACGCGCCACGTAGTTGGCCCCCACCACCTCAACTTCGCGCCCCATCAACCGCAACAGCGCATCCTTCGGGAACTGCATGTCATCATCGAGCCACAAGATATGCGTCACGTCCGCGTCCAGTGCGAGCCCAGCCAACTCCTCCCGATTCTTGGGGAGATAAGTGCCCTCCTGCATCAACAGGCCCAACTCGTGGCCACCACCGTGCCGCTCAAAGATCGCGGCCGTGTGCGCCATCAACTGCGCGAGCGAGTAGCAGAACTCCGGCTGCGGGTTCCGCGTCGGCACACAGATCGCGACCTTCACACGCGCTCCGTGCTGATACGGAACGGCCTGTTCTCAGACTGGTTCAACCAGTGGCGCAGCGCGCTCTGGTCCCGCAAGATGCCGCGCTTGTGCAGGTCCATCAGCACCACCATCGGCACCCACGCCAAATGGTTCCCCAGCCCGTCCGCACCCATCGCGGACGGCACCCTGTCCTTCCGCCGCTCGTACGCTTCTGCTAGTCCTGGTTCGATGTCGTGCTGCATCTCGATCATGCTCTCACCCGTGTGCGGGTCCGTATGATAGAGCGTGCGCCGGCCGACCAGGAAATCTTCGTCCACTAGTAGCGTTGTCGTCATGGAAACGTGCGTGCGGGCCGGTCCACGCTCGTGGGACCGCCCGCCGCGCTCACGTCTTACGAGAACTGGTTCGCCACCAGGGCCATCACGTCGCGAATACTCTCCAAGTGCGACAGCAGCGACGCGTTCACCTGATGTGACGCCATGATGTCCTCTAGCTCGTCCGACACGAACTCCGCGATCGTCACCACATCTGCCGATTCAGCCAACAGGGATTCGACCGCCAATGCGTTGTACGCCATGCTTCCTCCCCGCGCCGCAGCGCGACAGGGACGGGGCTCGCGCCCCGCCCCGCGCTACGGTTAGGTCGTGGTCAGGTCAGCGGCCAACCCGAGCGCCGCTTCCTGCCGCACCTGCAGTGTGACTTCTTCCACGAGCAGCTTCTTCGCGGCCGTGTCGCCCGTCTTGGCCAGGTCCTCGACCCGGAACGGACGCAGATGGGACAGCGCCAAGAAGTCCGGGTCGATCAAGAACCCGTCCCGTTCCCGCTGCCACCGGCTCGGCACGATCGTTATCACGCCCCAGTCGGACGAGTACATGTCCGCCCCAGCCAGAATCGCCATCTGCCGCGCTGGACGATCACTGATGTTCATCGTCTTCGTCGCGTTCCCGCCGAAACCACTGAACTTCTGCTTGTTCACAGGACCAAGGAAGAAGTACTTGCCCTCGATCGTGGCCCCATTGGTCCATCCCTTCTGCAGCACGCTCTTGAGAATCGTCTCTGTGAACGCGCGCTGTGTGCCATCGTCACGACCGGGACCAGACCCGCCCACACCGAGCGGCACCCCGGACGTGTAGTTCGGGTTCGCCCCGTCACCAGCCGCCTTGTCCACGTTCGTCTTGATCCAGGCGAGCAGCGCCGCGAACCTGCGCGCCGTGGTCTCAGAACCGACCACACCCTCCTGGTTCTGGAAGCAGGCGAACTCCAGGTCCCGCTTCACTTCCTTACCGCGCCGCGCGACCTGATAGCCCACTTCGCTGCCCCGGCCCGCGCGCTTCGTCGCTTCGGTGGTGCCGGAGATAATGACGTTCTCCTGCAAGATTTGCTGGTAGTTGCCGACCCGCACCGTGGCCACGACGGCCGTGAACGACGTGATGTCGTCCCCCTCCACGTGCGCATTGGTAGCCGGCGCGCGCAGCGCGTCCGTCTGCCACTCGGTCAACGTCTGGTCGCTCGTGACCTTGTTCATCATGCTCACGAGCGGTGTGTCCTCCGGCGAAATGTCGTAGATCGCGTCCGCCAGGTCCTCACGAATGCCCTTCGCATCGAACGTGAGGAACGTGTTAGCGAGAATGGTCATGATTGTTGCTCCCCTACACCTGCCCTACCGTGTGCCCCCGAGAATCCCCTCGATCACGGACGCCGCGTCCTCCGGCCTGCCCGACTGCCGTAGGCGCTCGCGCGCATCGTTCCGAGCCTTCTGCTCGGGAGTTGTCCGGGTCCGCTGACCGCCACCGACGCCAGGCCTTGCGGCCGACACCGGGCGACGCGCGCCCGTCAGTTGTCGTTTCTTCGCCACCAGCGCGTCGTACCGCATCGCTTTCACGAACGCCACAACCACGCGATGGTCCGTCGTGCGCTGCAACTCGTCCTTCGTGAGCCCCGCCTGCACCGCGTACGTCTCCAACTGCGCGATCAGTGGTTCCGCCTTAGCAGCGTCAGCGAACTCTGGAATCGCTCTGTGCAGAAGCGCCTGCTGCTCCGCACGGAACACGTCAAACTCCTGATCGTATTCACGCGCCCGCTCTTGCTGCACACGGGCCACCTCGTCCTGCACCCGCTGCCGCTGTGCCTGCGCGCGCTGCCAGTCCGCGAACTGGGCCGCGTACTCCTCGGGCGGTACCTCGCCCCGCAACTTCTCCCAGTCCGGCTCGGCCGGCGTCGCGTCCTGTAGCGTTTTTTCGAGCGCCTGCAACTTCCGCGCGTACTGATCGCGCCGCGCGACCGCTTCAGCGGCCACCTTCTCAGCCGCGCGTTTCTCGTCCGCGAGTTTCTGCGTTTTCTGCGTGTAGTCACGCTGCCGCAGATACCCCTTCTTGCCCTCCTCGCGGGAGATACGCACTGGCTGTCCGGCCTCGTCCTCCACCTCGAACGCGTAGTCTACGGCCTCTGGCTCGTCCTCGTCGTCCGCGCGGCCGTCACCCTCAAAATCGTCCTCGGTGAGCACAGCGTCGTCCAACTCCGGTGCGGCGTCGGGTCTCGGAGACTGCGGTTCGTCTACTGGTCGGTCGGGCGCAGCGGCGGGTGGCGCAACAGGCGCTCCAAGCAGGCCCTCGATTTTCGCGGCGGCGGCGCCGATGCTCGTGTCGAGCGTTTCGGGTCGCGGCTCCACGTTTTCCTTCGACATGAAAGTTAACTCCTCCGGCGATCCTGCGGTAGTGTCGAGTGGTTCGTCAGGTGCGAACCGCTCTCGGGTGTACTCCCGACCAGCGCCCCTACTGTTGTTTCTGCTGCAGCGCCGCCTCGTGGGCGCCGCGCTCCATCACCAGGTGAATGTTGCGCACCACGTCCGTCAGGGCCGTGATCCGCGCGTGCGCGAGTTCGCGCTCCTCCACGGCAGTGGCCTTTCGCCACTGCAGGATATAGTTGCGCTCGACCGTCTCGCACGCCTCACGGAAGATGTCCGTCTCCAACAGCGCGCGCGCGCGGCGCCCGCGCTCGACCAGTTCCTTCGCGTCCATGTGCTAACCCTCCTCGGGTTCCATGCGCATCGTGGTTCGTTCCTCACGCATCATGCGCTCGCGCTCCACGTCCGTGTCCAGGTCCGCGCGGTATCGCGTCAGGTCGGCGCGCATCGCCTCACGGTCCAGCGACACCTTCGCCGTCGCCTCAATCTCCACGCGACGCAGGATGAAGTCGGCCGCCTGCTTATCCCGCTCCCGGTCGTCCTCCAGTTCCACCTTACGCGCGTCCAGTGCCAACTTCTCCCGCGCTATCGCGTCCTGACTCTGCGCTTTCACCATCTCGACCTGCGCGACCGCCTGCGCGACGCCGGCCTGATCGCCACCACCCTGTTCCGCCTGCGCGCGCTGCTGCATGATCTGTCCCAACTGTTGCTCCATCTCGGGCGTCACCTCGCCATAGAACTCGGCCGCGTTCCGATACCCGCCCGCCTCCACCAGACGCGCGAGCGTGCGGCGAAAGTGCGAGAAGTTCACGAACGGCGTTGGCCCTAGCATCCCGAGCAGCTTCTCCTGCTGCTGTGCCACATACGCGAGCGTGGTCTGTTTCTGCTCCGGCGTGCCGGCGCCAAGCGCGAGATTGATAACCACGTCACTGTCCGCATTCCATGCGCGCGGGTCCGCCCGCACGACCTTGTTCCGCAACCGCACCGTGCGCGCCCAGTCCTGGTTCTCCACGGTTGTTTTCAGCAGCCCGCGCATGAGCGTGCGCATGCCCGTGTGAGCGAACACCCACGCGATGTACATGACCCGCTCCTGCGCTTTGCTGATCGTGGCCGTCACGGCCGAGGGCGTCGCGCTCTGCAGCACGTCCGGGTCGAGCCCTTGGCTCGCCCGCGACTGGCCGGTGCGGTTCGCTTTCACGTCGCTGAAGAACTGCATCATGGGCAGCGAGTCGCTGCCGATGAACTCGTGCCGCACCTCGCGCATGACCGTGTTCACGTCACCCCGCGCCCGGATCACGCGGTTCCGTTCCGTGTTCAGCAGGTCCCGCATCTCGATGAAATCTTCCTGCACAACCGTGCGCGGGTCCATGCTCATGGACAAGGAATCGAGGGTACCGCGCGCGATGTCGGACTGGATGCGCTGCAGGTCCATCGTGTCGTCGGCCGTAGAGCGGCCCGCCACCACGTGCGGTTCAGGGTCCGGGCAGAACAGCGCGAGCGGCACGTGACTTACCGCGCGCTTCATCAGGAACGTGTGCGCATCGCCGGCCAGACACACCTGCCACAGCTTCACCTTACCGTCCACGTTCAGGTGCACGTACGCCTCGTCGTACCGGATCGGGCGCGTGTCCTCGTCCTGCACCTCCTCGATGCGGCGATCCGCTGACGCGTTCCCCACCTCGCGCACCTGGGCCGCGAGATCGCGCTGGTCCGTCGCGCCGCGCGCACCGGCCGCCGCGCGCACCACGTCCTCGTCGTACCCCATCTCCAACAACTCGTCAATGCGCTGCTCTGTGCTGTGGACGACAATCAAACAGTCGTCCGGGAACGTGCGCGCCGTGCGGTTCCACAGCACTTCCTCGGGCGGTACCGCTTCCACCACCAGACGGCCCCGTTTCCGCGTGCGCTCCACCGTCGCGTCCGACAACGATGGCCGCGTGGGCAGCGCGCCCGGTTCGGCGGGGGGCATCTCCGGCCCCTCGTACGTGGCCGTGACCGTTACCTCTACCTCGTCGTCCAGGAGCAAAATGTCCAGGTCCTCGTCCGTGAGGCCCGTGTACTCGGCCTGTTCCGTCTCCTCCCACTTGCGCCAGTACCACTTCACGAATCCCGTGCGCAGCTTCAGCGCGTCCTTGAACACGTTGTGCAGCACGAACGGGCCGTTGTTGTCCTCCATGAACTCGTAGTTGATGTAGTCGGTCCGTTGCGCGGCGATCTCCTCGTCCTCCATCTCTTGCGGACCGAACTCGACCACGCGATCCCCGCCCGTGAACACGCGCACCAGCGCCGGCAATTGGCCCAGCACCGTGTCGCGCACCTCCGTCATGACGACTTTGGATCGCCCTTCCTCCTCGTTCCCGAACGGTTCCCCCTTGTAGTATTTGGTCGCGAGGGCGCGATCCGCTTCGAGGTGGTCACTGATGAAACTGGACGCCTCGTCCACCATGCGCCCCACCAGCGACGCGATCTCGGCATCCTTCTTGACCTGGCGCCGTTTGGGCGGCGCGCTGTCGGACGTGGGACGGGAGTCCCGCGTCGTGTACGTGTCTGGCATCAGCGCATGGTTCCTGGTCCTCCGGTAAACATGGACACGAAAGTTACTCAGTCGGGCGGCTGCACGCCATACCGCGTCACCCACAGCGCCCGCGCGACCACGTGCGTAACTATCTCGTTCAGATGCTCCGGCACCACAGCGCCCCCCGCGCTCATGCCGACAGTGAGGCAGTGCGACATTTCGTGCAGCACCAGAAACTCCAGATGCCGTGCCGTCACGTACTCCCTGTTTCCCGCCAACCTGTTCAGGTCGAACCGGAGCGTCACCTCACCGTAGATGTACCGTGACGAACATTGTGCGACCGCGTGCACTCGCGGCGGTACCCGCCACTCTACCCGCAACTGCCAGCGGTCCAGCCCCAAACGTGGGCGCCACACCCGCACCGCACGCTCAACCGCCACACGTACACGGTGCCGCGTCACGCGAGCACCTTCGTGTTCCGCTTCAGCGGATCGCGCCGCCCCCACACGCCGCCGCCCAGGCCGCCGGCCGTGATCGCCGGCCCTGCAAAGGTGAGGATAAACGCGTCGCCCCGATCCGGCGAGCGCATGCCCCGTTTCTTGGCCTTCTTCTTCGGCTCCACGATCAGCTTCCCCGACGAGTCCAGAATATCGTACTTCGTGCTGACCAGGTCCGCTTCCAGTTCCGCGTCCCGTGGCAACGCGCAGTCGCGCGTCGAGAGCCACTGCTTCGCCTTGTACCACAGTTCCGTGCGCACGTTCGGGTAGCGGCCGTCCAGCGCGGGCAGTTCCGCCACGTTGATCGAGCGCGCGGGCAGGTGGAGTTCACGCAAGCGGTCCGCGATCGCCTCCCCGTAGTTGATCGCGTCCACGTTGATCGCGACCGGGCGGTCCGCGAGCGGGCACGCGTCCCACTCCGCTTTCACCGCGCCCACCAACTGCATCGCTTCCAGGTTGTGCCACACACGCACCGGCTCCCGCACCACCTTGCCGCGCCGCTTACAGAGCGCGGCCAGGTCGTCCCCCTTCCACGCCACGTCGAGTCCCCAAATCTCCGGCGTGTTCGGCAACACCTGAATCTCCCGCTCCTGCGCGCTCGCGACCAACTCGTACGGGATGATCGTATCAAGGTCGGAGCGCGGGAACTCACCCAGCACGCGCACCCGGTACGCGTTCGACTCGTCCCCGTAGCGCGCCGCCTGATCCTGCGCGTACTCGGGCGACACACGCGCACTGTAGATACCGCGCGTATAGCCCGGCTTCCCGTGCACGTGCATGGTGAGCCAGCGGTCCTTCAGCTTGTGGTGGGAGTCGAAGAACGTGCCGCTCGTGCGCGTCGGGTTCCCGAGCAGAAGGGTCGTCGCGTTCAGGTCCGCCATCGAGCCGGACGCCGCTTCAAAGATCGGTTCCGGCACGCCGGACGCCTCGTCCACCACGATCAAAACGAACCCGTCACCAGAGTGTAGGCCCGCGATCGCTTCCGGCTGCTCCGCGCGCGCCGTCTTGAACGTGACGAAACTCTCAGCCGGCTTCGCCTTGAGCATAATGGTGTCGCTCTTGATGTCGAGACACACCTGGAGCGGCTGCGGCAGGCGCCCGATCCACTTCTTGACTTCAGACGCGAGCGCGTCGTTCAGTTGGGAACTGGTCGGCGCCGTGCAGGCCGTTTTCTGCGGGTAACGGCAGAGAATGTGATAGACGATGCACCAGGCGGCCACGGCCGTTTTGCCGACGTTGTGGCCCGAGCGCACCGAGATGTAACGCACCCCACGGCCGAGCGCGCGGAGCAGGGCCTCCTGCCACGGGTCCGGCGTCTCGCCCAGCACCTCGCGCACGAACCGGACCGGGCCGTCCTCCCCAGCCGCCGGGCCGTACTCCTGCATGAACGCGGCCAGCGCTGCGACGCTGCCGTGCTGCTGCGCCGTGTTCAACGATTCACAGCAGTGTCCTCCGATGGAAGAAATTGCTCGCGCGCCGGATTCCCGTACACGACCGCACCGGCCGGCACGTCCGCCACCACGACCGCGCCCATGCCCACGTACGCACCGTCCCCGATCGTCGTGCGTGGCCGGATCAGTGCGCCCATGCCAATGAAAACCTCGCGCCCGATAGTGCAGTGGCCGCCCACGATCGCGCCGGTCGCGATCAGACTATGGTCGCCCACGATCGTGTTGTGCCCGACCAGCGCGCGCGGCCCAATCTTGACCCCGTCCCCAATCACGGTGTCGCCCAGGAACCCCGCGTCCACGATCGCGTGATCGAACACCTCGACTCCAACCCCGAGCCGAACGCCGCCACATGACAGAAATGGAAGGTGACGGCCGTCATTGCCGCGCGCGAACGTGTACGGGCGAGCACCGATCACGGCCGTGTCGGCCGCATAGTACACGTAGTTGGTCCCGTACCGTTCGTGCAGGCAGCGGCGGCAGGAGCCGCCATCGTGCTGCGGCGCGCGCTGGCACGAGCAGAGCGGTGGTCGTTCTCTCACAGGTCCCTCGGCTTTCCGCACGCCACACAGGTCGCGTGCTCTAACTGACGGACAATTTCCCATTCCTCGCGCGGCAGCGCCGCGAGCATGCGCTCATAGTCGTCCGGGACCGCGATGTGCGTAACGCGCGCCAGATGATCGAAACTCCACATGTTGGCCACGCCCTTAATGTCGAGCAAATACGCGTCCCCGTTCCCCTCCAGCACACAAGTCGGTGCGCGGTGCCCCAGTTGACGCAACCGCAACGTGACCCGGAAATCAGCGCCCCGTGACAACTTGTCCGGCCACGGGCGCCCGTGCAGCGCGTCGAGCAACGCACGCGAAAACGTGCGGCCGGGGCCAATCGTTTCCCCGATTCGCGACGGGTGCGCGTGCCCACGTACGTGCAGCGCGCGCTGCGTCGTCGGCTCGATCACGCGCAACGAGCGCAGCCCTATGTAGGGGGTCGGCACGTCACTACCACCGCCCGTGAACACGGTCCAGTACTGCTGCGCGAGCGTGGGTGTGATGATGTTATCGGACCCGAGCGTCACCACATAGTCGGCGCCCCAACGCCACGCGGCCTCGGTCGGCGCGTTGATCTTCGCGCCGAGCGGCAGATTCGGCACTTCGATGAACGTAGCGCCGAACTCGGACGCGAGCGCACGATGCACGTCCTGGTCCCCCGCCACGTAGACGCGCGTCTCGTGGTGCGGTTCCCAAGACCGCGCCACGCGGCGCGCCGCCACGTGCCACAGGCGCGTCACGAGTGGGCGGTTGTGGACCGGCGCCACGAGCGCGAGTTTCATTCGACCTGTTCCGAAAACTGAAACACCTCACAGATCGCGTTCATGACTTCGCGTTCGACATGTTCCACCACCATTTCCTCACTCGGCGGGGACCCATCCCCGTGCTTGTGCGCACGGCGCCATCCACAACGTGCCCCCTCCTCCACAGCGCGGGACAGGATCACGTAGTCGTTCGCTCTCATGTTTTCACCGCCCCTTTTCACCGCTTTAGCCAAGTTGCACCCGCACGCCGCGCCGCTCCAGTTCCGGCCTGATCTGCCGCCACACGGTCGCGATCCCCTTCGCCATCACGTCCTGCTCCAGCGTCGTGCGCACCAGCGGCGCGCGCAGGTAGATCACCAGGTCGGCCGGCCGCGCCGTGTCGCCCCCAGGTTGATGCCGATGGGCGCGAAGCCAGTAACGGAGCGCGTGAAACGCCGTGGCGCCCTCGATCACCCACGGGTCCCGATCAGCCAGCCACGGCTGAACAAGTGCCGCCTGAGTGTCCAAGGAGTGGTCCTTGTCGGCCGAGATTAGGTGGTCCGTGTGCCGCACCGGCTGTGGGTAACCGAAGCTGGCCGTCGTTTTCCCGGTGCGCGGGCCGCCGCCAATAACTACGCGCACATCAGGTGGGCGGGATTCGAACCCGCTTCCCCAGCTTCACAGACTGGTGCCCCTGCCGCTCGGGCCGCGCACCTGAAAACTATTTTTCGGAGGATTTTGGCCCAAAAATTACGCGCTCGTAGGATCGCCCAGCACCGGCCGGGGGACCCAAGAGGATGGGGGGGGCCAAAGTAAGCCCTTGGCCCACAAGCACTTAGCTCGCCAGGCCAGGGACCCAACGAGCAAGCCCTGTGCCACAAGAACGGTGCCAACAACCCCCAACAACTACTTAACATAATGGTCCTTATACGCCATGGCGCACGTAACTCGCTGTGAATACACCACTTAGCCCAGTTCTGTGGATGTGAGGTGAGGACTCACATACATAACCGGCCTCATGAACGGTCAGTCGAGGGATCTCACGTTCCCCTCCGGGCCGCGAGCAACCATCGGATCGTCGTTCACGTCCCCCTCCGGGCCGCGCAAGGTAGGCGGCGCGCAGCCCTCCACGCGCCGGAGCAGGGCCAAAGATCGATCACAGTAGGTCCTCCAGCGCCGGCTCCACCATCACCACCTCAGCGTCCACCACGTCCACTCCCTGACCCGGCGGCAGCACGCTCGGCCCACCATACTTGCGCAACGCGTCGAGGTGCAGTTCACCGATCTGGATCACGTTGCCACCTACCGGCTGGCCGAACGTGTCCCGGTCGAACCGCTCCGCTAACCATCGGCGCACACCGGACCGCTCACGTGCCTGTTGCACAGACGCGGGCACCATCGGGTCGGACTCGTCCACGATCTGCATCGCCTGCTCAGCCAGCGCGCCCGCGCTCTCCAGGCGTGCTCGCTGGTAGAGCCGCTTATGCTCCTCGTTGACATGAAGGTACTGGTACAGGATCGGCCGTGTCGTGCCGAGCATCGCCGCGATCTGGGTGAGCGTTCTGTCACCGGCACGGATCAGATCACAGACCCACTCGATGCCGCCCACCGCCTCAATGTGCGCGACGAGCGCGCGATACTTCGGCCGTCCCGCCATCCTGAATATATACGCGCGCACCCCTGTTCGGCGCAAGGTAAATTGCCCTGGTCACCGTTACAACAACGTGCTTTTTCTCCGTATTGGATGCGTAAAGGACTTTTGGGGACGATTCGTACACAAATACTCTCTTAGGTGTGTTTATGGAGAAATATCATCATACTGCAGCAGTGACAGGGTACACATTGCACACAAGCGTTGCGGTGCCGACACTTACCGGACCCCTTGACCGGAGCGATACCGGAGCGTATACATTCGGGTTGAGAGCACCTTATTCACAATCATGGAGGCCACAATAACGACCATGAGCCGAGAACGGTTCTGGACTGAGGCGCGACTGCGCGCGCTCGCGGCGCGCTACGTGGAGGAGGCGCAGCGCGGTGGTCGCCACGGCGCGGTGCGCCGCGCGTGCACGGCGCTCGATCTCCCCTACCGCGCCGCGTGGCGCGCGCTCGACCTGTGGCCTGAGTGGCTGCGGTACCGGGAACGTGCGCGCGCCGTTTCGGCGTCAGCGGCACCGCTGCGCGCGCGTCTGCGCCGTGACCCCACCTCACGTGATCCCTTGTACCGCGCCACGGTCTCGGCCGGTGAGGTGATCGTGCGCGGGTACCTCGTACCGAACCTGCCGCACCTGGGCCGCGTCGGCTGGGTCGTGACCTGGCCCGACAGCAGACTGTTACCGACTGTCGTCGTCAGCACGCTCGCGCAAGCGCGCGCCATCATTCAACAGGAGTGTCGTCCATGATCGGACCTAAGCCGAATCCCATCAGCGCACAGGAGATCATCGCGCGCCACAATCGCCTCGCACGGCCCGCACCGACGACCGCCGTTCTGCCCTTTTGGACCGTGCTGTTCTCTTGGATCGTGCGACGAACCGCGCGCAAGTGCTGCCGCCTGTTCGGGCACACGATCGGTCCCCTGCGCGTCGGCCCCAAGTACGCGGTAGGCGGTGCCGCGCTGTTCGACCTGTACCAGCGGTGCGCTCGCTGTGGCGCGATCGGTGTCGTGGTGCCGAGCGTTCTGTACTCGTGGAAAGCGTACCAGGCGCTTACGAACGCGTTGAGCGCGGTGCGCGTGGCGCTGCCGAAAGGACGTGGCACATGAAGGCGCCACCGAAGTCGCGCTACCTGTACGTGGGGCGGCCGTCGCGCGACGTATTGGCGCTGGGCGTGACGCAGCGTGATGTAATAATTCGCATCACGCGTCCCGCTGATGCATGGGGTGAGAGAGACAGGTGGCGCGCGGTGTTGTACACGACCATGCTGCGCCATTCTGTGGGGCGCGTAGTGTTCCCCGGCGTCCGCGTGGGCCAGGTGAAGAAGTTCGCGGTGGTGCCGATCCCGTGATTCGCCTCTTGCTGCTCCTGCAATTGCAGGTGCCACTCGTGCCGCGCCCTGAGACGCACACGATCACAAGCTTCGCGGCCGACACGAGCTTCTGGCGCGCGGCCGGCGCCTGGGTCACGGCGACGGCCCCGGAGGAGAACGCGATCTGTTTTACGGGCCTGGTGCGCGAGCACATGATCGTGTGGCTCAACTTCTCACAAGCGCAGGTGCTCGGGAGCGCGCCCGATAGTGTCGCGTTCGCATGTCCATCGAACCCGGCACAGATTGGCACGGGGCACGCGCACCTTGACGTTGCGGCCAAGATGCCGTGCGAGCACAGCGCGTTTACACGCCCGGACGGGGACGCGGGTGGCGACGTTATCACGCTCGCCGGGTCGTTGGACCTTTTCAGTCTCGTATTCTGTGATAACGGCCGCGCGGAATTGTTGATGCAGGACGGGCGCCGTCAATCATTTTCATGGAGGTGACTGATGACAAGACGCGCTATTTGGCAACGGATCGCGGAGGTGTACGATACGCCACGCGCTGTGCGTTCGGTGGAGGAGCAGGAGATAGCTCAGTCCGGGCTCTGCTACGCACTCTACAAGGTGAGCACGGGGAACCTGATGGTGAGCATACGTATGAGGGACCTGAATCCAACTGATGACTATTATTGGTGGCCCCTCACACAGACCGGGGACGCGCTGCGCGCCACGTTCGCGGGCCTCATGGCCGCCATGACGAATCGGGAGCGGGATCAGTTGGTGCCCGGTCTATGAGCGGCTTCGAGGGGGTGAACCCGGCCCTGTTGGAGCAGTGGCGACGCGTCATGGCCATGTCACCACCACCACCGGCCGGGTACTTGACCTTGACACAACTCAGCGAGGCGACGCGGACCCCGATCTCTACATTGACATCACGGATCAAGATGCTGCTGGCGACGAAAGGGTGCGATCGTGTTCGTGCCACGATCGTGGACCCGAGCGGGCGGCGGCGCGCCACGTGGGTCTACAGGTTGTCTCGACAGGGGGGAGCATGACCTTTACCAATGAGGGACTGCTGCGCCATTTGCGTCGCCAGTTCCGCACGCCGCGCGTCACCGTGCGGCGCCCGGAACCGGCGAGCGAGTTTCCGGAACTGGTCGTGACGGTGCCGGACACGTGGCCGTCCATCCAACTGGCGCCGCTCTACGACGCGCACATTGGTTCCAAGCACCACGATGCGGCCCTGTTCGCGGAACATCTCCGGTGGATCGCGCGCACACCGAACGTGTTGACGTGGAATGGGGGCGACGCGATCGAGAACGCGAGCAAGCTGTCCGTCGGTGCCGGCGTGTACCAGCAGGACTTTGACCCACAGAACCAGATCGTGCAGGCCATGACGCAGTTGGCGCGCGTGCGGCACAAGATGCTGTTCGCGTTGC